GCAACTTGTAAACCTCAGTTGGTGTCCAGTCTGCGTCACAACCGCACTCGTAACTGCTACGAGCTTCGCAATCGCAATTTTGGCCGGGGAAGTAGTCTGATGTTATAATTTCGTTCATATATTTATAAATGGGGTGTGAGGTTTTATGTAGTTACCTCACAGGGTCAAATGATAACCAGCCCACATGGTGGCCGCTACAATCCCTTAAAATTGGTCAGCGTTTTTTCGGATGCGCTGCCCCCGTTGTCCCCTGCTGATCGGGAGTTCCCAATCAAGCGAGGAAAGTGTTAGTTGTTATATATTTTTACTTCACTTTCTTGGAGAACATTTTTCAATGACATAGCCAACTCATGTCCCATCGTTTCACAAGTGCCTTTGTCGAGCAAGCGTGAAACTGTATGCGCTAGAATAAGAATTGCTGTTGCTGTGTCATTAATATCCATTTCTTCCTTTATATCTTTAAAGGTATCAATAAACCATTCGTTCATAGGTCAAAAAGGAATATCCGATCCGTCATCATCTTTGGCCCGTGCTGGAGCGGATTTGGCCTTTGCAGGGGTTTTGGTTGCGCCTTGATCCTTTGGCTTGACTGACAAGCTAAAGAACTTTTTGCCGTCCTTCTTGGACTCCTTGAGCCACCCATTTAGCCAGTAATCAGTTCCCTCAATGTTGATGGATCCGTTGTAGTCTGGGTGGGTGTCCAGTTCTTTGCGGTCATTTTTGAAGAGTGATCCGCGATTAGTGTTATCGTATTGGTCTGCCATATTATTGTTATAGTTAGTTTATATTATGCATCGTTTTTGTGGTGTGATGCCACCAAGTCTGCATTAGTTTGCAGAAAGTGTTATTTTGTGTGAACCCCAACCACATACCCCTCTCTGGATATGTGTGTGGAAAACTCTCTTTTAGATGACATCTTTCTGGGTAGCCTTATAAATTCCCCTATAATGTGTGGGGAACTTTTCATTCCTCGTCCTCGTCATCCTCGATTAAAGGTTTAATGCCTTGGTCAATGTCCCTTGCCTCGCAGATGGAGTTGTGACGCTCCTCTGCGTAGTCGCTGCTGTGGTCATCGTCTGGATCGTACATATCAATAGTAGTTGAATGTGTTACCCCCGTAAACCTGATTGGGATTCCTGCGGCTCCACTCATCGTGGAAATGCTGTGCGTCAGAGTCGCTGCGCTCGGCCCTGTCAGCAAAGTATTGCTCTGGGTCTTGGTGTTTGCGGTTGCCCCGTGGAGATTCGTCATCATCCTGCGGGTCGAAGTCTGGTAGTGTTTTCATTTGATGTTGTGTATTTATTTAACTAACGGCACTACATCTAGGGTCAAAATTCAAAATCGTCAACAGAATTTTCGTCGATGTGTGCAAAATAATTATTGTAGATTTGTTTTGCCTTTTCGTATTTTTCCTGAGCGTCCGCAAACCTAGATTTGGTGCGGGTCTGCCAGATTGCTGTTGCAGTGTCTAGCAGAAAGCAAGCCTCGTCGAAGTGGTGATCAATGTTCATCTATTTGTTCAAATCTTGAGATATCTCCGCGCATTTTTACAGGCACAAACACGTCACGTTGACCACGCCGATTTTTGTCGAGGCGTACACGCGAAGTTGATTGGGTTTCTGCTTTGCGCTTGAAGTTTGACGCTTCTTTTTTCTTCTCATCAGGGTGAGTGATGATGAGAAGAAAATCAGTGTGGTGACCGATTGCGCGGGACTCGCGTACTGCACCTTCATCGTTTAGTTGACTCGCAGTCATCACCACGGATTTTGTTTTGAGTGCAGTTAACTTCAACCTGCGCGATAGTTCACTCACTGCCTGTTCTCGGTTGTCTGCGGTTGGCATGGTGACAATTTGTAGGTAGTCAACGATGATCAGATCGGCCTTGCCAAGTGATGCAAGTCTCGATGCCTCTGCTACGATTTCTCCAACCTCGGAGAGATCATCTCGGATCGTGAGGTTCATCTGCATGAGTTGAGTGATTGCGCTTGATATATCCTTTGCAGATGCAACCCCTCTCCACTCTGTGACCCCTTCCATCTCGCGAAGTGGCAGTATTGTTTTCCCAAGCAGGTTAGAAGCGATACGTTGCAGGATTGCCTTTGCTGGCATCTCTAATGAAAAGATGGTAACTGATTTTCCATTCAGCAGTGCCTGAAGTGCAGCCTGATAAAGCAGGATTGATTTACCTCCAGAAGTCTGCGCTCCTACCACTAGCATCTCACCCCTCCTTGCACCTCCACCCAGCAACTTGTCTAGCTTGGGTATTCCCGTGGGGAAGTTTTCTAGTGGGGTCTTGTCCTCCAAGTCATCCAAAAAGTCGCTCAGATGGGCTTTAACGTCCTTGCATTGGCTTTCTGGTACGATTGCATTGGCGAAGGACTCAGCAAGGCTAGAGAGGTCTGCCTTCATAGCGCAAACGTCATCATGGTTGTCCTCCCACGTTTGGATGGCATCACGATACCCTTTTGCTTTGATTAGTTGGGCGCGATAGTCCGCTGCGGTTTCCACGCACATAGCACCGGGGGACAGGAAGATTGTCTGTAGTACTTCCGTGACTCCCTCCTTACCTCCACAAGCATTCAGCTTGCCTGTTGTCTCTAGATCACTCAATGCACCCAGTGCGTTGGTGGATCCAGTCCGCTGGTATACTCGTTCCAGTGCGGTGTAGATTAACTTGTGTTGCGATATTGCAAACAAATCTTCTGACCACGCGAGGTGCGGTAGAACCTCTGGATCGATTGCGATTAACGATAGTGCCGCTTTTTCTGCGGTTGTTGCGATTGGTGTGTTTTTCATTTGTTTATTTTTTGTATGTCTCACTGATGATCATTGGAGTTGTTGCCTTCCAGTTGATCGAGTGGTGAATCCTCTTGTGGTTTGCATTCATCATCGATGCTTTGACGCACGATGGGTTATACATCACGGAGAAAAATGATTTGATATAAGTCCCGTTGTCTTTGTAAAGATCCGTTAATCCTTTTTTTGCCTGTTGAGTGTCACGTTGCCCCATTGCTATGACTGGGATTGTCAGGAATAGTTCACCCCTTGTACCAAGATTAACGTACGTTGTTACGTCCTCGTTCATGCGTCCCATAAACTGGAATCTTCTTTCAGTGCTACACAGAAACGTGTTCATAGCTTTTCGTTTTGAGAATCTGTACGAATCCTTCCCGTTATCGATTCCGCCGATAAAGTCTCCAGTCTGTGCGAAAGCAATGGATTTTGCTGTTGTTGATTCATAGAAATCCACCATCAACTTGAATAGTCTGTCTAGATTTTTGGAGACAACTTTTCCTTTTGTGTCAGGGAAAGCGTAGTAAAAATCATAGTAATCATCGCACATAATAAAGAAGTGTTTGATCTTCCGTTCACTTGCTAAGTCGAAGATTGTATTTGCAGCAAACAAAGTGCTTCTCAAGTCACCAGAGTTATCTCCAGAGTCCATTAGTGTAGAAGCGTGTTGTTTGTCAAAAACGATGAGTTCATCTCCGTACTTTGACTTATATCCATCCAGTGTTGAGTCTAGGTTATCTGCAACTAGAAATATTTTCCCAGTGTAGCCTTGGTTCCTCAATGTGTGATATGTCCACATTTTGTCTGGTCTTCCGTGAACCATGATAAAAACAGCAAAGTTAGACTCCATAATCCTCCAGATATTGTTTGCGGATATCATCGCAGATTTTAACAAATCCAAATTCAACTGCCTTGTCGAAATCAATAATAACCAATCCGCTTTTTTCCATTAGATCCTGCATTTCCTTTGATGATTGTGCGTAGTAGTCAGCAATCTTTTCGTAGTTGAATGCGTTGTGCCTTCTTGCTGCATCCACTAGGAACTTCTTTTCTTCGTATGGAAGTAATGAGTTTTCTATCTCTTTAATCAAAGCAAGTGATTTTGATTTGTCGCATAGTTCAAGAACGTGTGGTTTTTTACCTTTAGGTTCGTAAACTGGTGCTTGGATCTTTGAAGAATACTTTTGATCTTCATTGCTTGGGTTAAACTCCTGACCAAATAGATTGATCTGTTTCATATTAGCAAGCCCGTTGGTAAGTCTCTTGTGCTTTAAAAACCCACTCAGCTTTGAATCCCTGCCATCCACGGGAGACGCATTCGGTTATCGCATCCTCCAGCGTCCAACCTGCGTTGTCCGCTTCGTTCTGGATGGCATTGAGTGCTGTTTGAGTTAGTGGTGATTTCTTTGCCTTTCTGATTTTAAGAAAATCATTCCAGACCTGTTCAGGAACTGAATCTGGTCTATTTATATTATTAGTAGTAGAAGAAGAAGATGAAGAAGAAGACTGTAGTGTTGCCTTTTGGTTGATACCATTTGGCAAGCAATCTTCAACCACCCTTGCAAGTGTGGTTGAACCACCCTTGAGTATTTTACGCATTTCGGCAGACTTCTTTCCACCTTCAGCACTTTTCCGCGCCCATTCATTCTGTTTGATGATTTCTTGCTCCAACCTCTCATGCACCATGCATGAAGTGTCGTTGGGGTGTGGTTTGAACATGGTTGCAACGGTGGTTGCAAGGGTGGTTGAAGCACCCTTGCCAATCAATCGTGCTATTTGATCTGGATTCGATGGAATACTTCCGTGCTGCCAACAATAGCAAAGCAAGCGAATGTAAGCACCCTCTTCCTCAAGACTCATCAACGCTACACGTTGAGATCCCAAGTAATCAGCGGGGTAAAACTGAAACGCTGGACGTTTAATTTTCATAGTTTAAAAAAAGACCCACCTCAAGTGATACTCCCGCAAGGAATCTTGTGGGCATGAGGTAGGTCAAATTAGTTGGTTTTTAACGATGGTATCAAACATCGCGCTTCATCTGAAGCTAACGCAAAATATCTAGATTTTGGATCTCGTCAAATTGTTTTTTACAGACCAGTCCCAGATGGACAATAATTCCTGCGCCTTGGGGTCAACATGGTCTTGGTTTAACCCGTACGATTTTAGTTCAAGCCATGTACCATCTGGCAACTCACCAGTACATTTTACCTCGTAACCTACGCTTGAACCATACTTTCTGTGATCGTAGACGTAAACCTCGACCTGTTTCTTTTTACCCTCGTTGCAACGGCACTCTTCATGCCCTGCGAAGGTTTTGTAAAACGAGATATCCGATTGTCCAAGGTGATCCTTGAATTGCTTCCATCCATTGCTTGTTAGCTTATCAAAGTTCAGATCGTTCATAGTTTTGCTTTCTTTGGTTTGTCCTCAACTAGCTTCACAATTTCCTCTGCAACGTCAGGTTGGATTTGAGTGAGATCGTATCCTACCGAATCGCAGTATTTCTGAAGTTTTGTAGCAGAGATGCTACCTCCGAATAGCTTAATGCTGTCGGATAATGACATTTCGGTGCAGTTTCCGATATGTTCGATAACCTCCGCAGGGTATGTCTCACGTCCTTTCTGGCGTTGCAGTTTCCAACCATAGACTTTCTCCCCTGCCTGTAGCTTTTCCTTCAACAAATCCTTTGCCCAATCGACTAGGTATGCGTTGAAAATACTGCTCTGTTTTACAAACGTGGAGAGTCGCTCAATATCACCTGCGAGATGCTCCTGCATTTGCGCGAGGTTGGTCTGTAGGTCGCTTTGAACAACCTCTAGGGTGGTGGCAACTGGACTAGTAATTTGTTCGCAAGTGGTGGAATTTTTACACCACTTACAATAATCGCAAGCGGTTGGGGTTTTGTCTGGGTCGTTGTATGCTGCGATCACTCCCTCGACAACCTGCTTGGCCTCCTCAATTGTCCAAGAGTGCGTGACCACCCGTTCTTGGTCGCAGAATAGCAAGTGGCAAGTCCATTCGCGGATGGCGTATTCGCCAGTCTCGAAATCGTAGCTTGCTGCCATGTTGCCGTAGGCATAGGCACACTGCTGCTCAAGATACGAACGTAGGATTCCTGACTTTAGGTCTAGGCTAGTATGTATGGCAGGGATTCGGCAATCCTCGGTTCCAACGTGATCGATCCCCGGCGTTTTAACTTTTAAGCTATCTTCGTCTGTGATTACCTCATAGTCACCAGCGATTGTCTTGGTCATCTCGACTGCCCACATGACCGCATCAGCATCCTTGGGATTCAGGTTCAAGAGAGGTTTATTGTTTCCCATGAACATCTCACGGAATGCGAGATCCATGTGAGTCCCGCGAGATGCAGCAGGGGAGTTACCCCCTGCTGACTCGAAACATGGACACTCAGCCAGCTTTGGAAGTAGTGAATGACGGATCATTTGGATGCCTCCCATTTGGCTACTGCTGCGAGAAACTTCTCTGGAGAGACAATGAGGTTGTCACGATACTTTCCAGCATTCAAGTCATGCCACCAATGACCATCTTTAATCTCACCTTTTGAGATTAAATATTTCGTAGCTGATTCGGCTTTATCACCAATTATTGATTCGATCTTTTTATACCAACTAGGATCCTCTTTGGGGGTTGCAGGTGATAGGACTTTTGTGACTGTTGTCCTAGCTTGCGGAACGCTTGGACGAGATGCCGCATTGCCATCGTCATCCTCTGGAGCGATTCCACAAGCTGCCATAAGCGAGTACCTACGGGCATAGGTCAATGCAGACCCGTAGCCTTGTGCGTCTTGCTTGGTAGCAGGAACGTGCAGTTTACCCGCTGAGAGTGATTCGCCACTCTCATGCATGAAAAGGGTTTCTACGCACACCCCAGACTCGCTATCGTGTGTCTGCTGGATCAATGCGATTCCGTTATCGTTAAGCCCCGTGATGACAGCTTCGACGCAAGCAGACAGATCTGCGTATCGCGAGCGGAAGTGAGGATTGGTTGATGTTTTGAGTGCTGGGCCGAATGCCTTCTGCGCCTTGACTAGTGCTGATGCTATGTTTTTCATTTGTTTATTTACTGGTTTGTTTGTTGTTTACTGACGAGTGAAATCTTCCCATTGTTCGCAAGTGCGTTCATGTTTCTTGCGCTTGTCGCAATACTGTTTGAAGCGATACAGGATGTTTTCCTGTCCAAGTCTGTAGCAAGCGAAGCAGGATGCGAAGGACAGGATGAAGTATGAAACTGCGATTTGTGTGGTCATTGGTTTTTGGTTAGGATGAAGGTTATTCCAAGGATTGCGATTGCTGGAGCGATTGCCGTGAACGCATCCAGCATATGCTGGAGCGTCACAAGCAGTGGAGTTGACGTGAATGTTTCGATGAAGCTCATATTAGAAAAGAGCAAGTGCGTTCCGTGCTTCCTCATCAGACAGGATGAGATCACTGCCGCAATCGAGGTAGGCGTGTTTGCCCGTGGATTGCTGCCAGCAGTAGAGGAGTCTGCGTCCGCTGCGTGATGTGAAGGGTTGCTCGGTTCCACCGCAAGCGGGGATCCAGTTTCCGTTTGCGGCTTTTTCTGCGAGGTGGTTGATGAGGTCGGTGATGTTCATTAGGGTTGTAGAATAATCAAAGCGGGTTGGGATTGTCAACAATGTTTTTTTGGAAAGATTCCAGCGGATTTTAAAGCGT